AAGGTTTGCGACTTTTTAGTTGTGAAAGGACTTTTTATCCTTCATTTCCATTATACGCAGAAAAAAACATTTGTCAAGACCCTTGACTGATTTTAGCTGTGGAAAACTTGACAATCAGCGCCAGTGTTTAGTTAAACTAAAAAGAAAAACAAAAAAATGGCTAAAAAGAAAACAAAAGAAAATGTCCCAATAAGATATTACTCCAGCCCTAAACGGGAGAAGTATATCAAGAATTTACTTCAATACTTACTGACAGGCGAAGGCAACCTGGCTGATATTTATTTAGAAGCTGGCTTTAAAGCAAAAAACAGAGCAATTGCCCGTAGTAACTCTTGGCGCTTGAAAAACCACCCGCTGGTAAAAAAAGAAGTAGAGAGCTTAAAGGATTATTTAAAAAAATACATGCCCAGTGAGGCAGTTGCTTTAAAGTTAGCCCAACTGGGGTTTACTGCTGAACCAAGAGCAGCGCTAGAAGCCATTAAGCAGCGAAACCAGCTTCTTAACGAATACCCGGATAAAAGAATCCAGCTGGGAGTTTATAAGGCCAGAGAAGAGGTTTTTGAATAACTTTCCCGCAGACAGAAAAAGCAGAGAGAAAAAGAACAAAGATAAGGAACAAAAACAGAATTTTAACTTAACTTATCCATATAAGGATTAACGCTAAGTAGAGCGGATTAATACTAGCTAGACCAACGGAGGCAAGAGGGGGAGGTAACTTTCCTCTCATACACACCCCTTTTTTAGACAAACTACCAAGAAAACCCTCTTGAAAACCCTTTTCTTAAGATAAACCCTCGAGAGAGTTTAACTAACAGAACAGGGAATAGATACTTTTACTGATGAAATAATAACTTAACTGATAAAAACGCCTTAGAGACCCCATAGAAGCCCTTAGAAACGATTATAGGAAGGGTATAGGAATACCCCCTACACCCCTCCTTAACAGAAGGGAATAATAAGAGTTAGTCCCCCCACACAGTAGGGAGAAATCTGACAAGAGGGAAATCTTTACAAGAGGGAAATCTTTACAAGGGTTTGGTCAATGGCATTGACCTATCTTTATGAAACTTAATGACCAGCTTCTTCAGGAGAAAATACAATGGAAGCCCTTCCCTGCCCAGCAGAAAGTTTTAGATGCTTATTTGCAGAAAAGGCATATTCGCCTTGCGGCGGGGACGAGGTTTGGCAAGAGCGAACTCTGCGCTTATCTGGCTCTTAGAGAGCTTTTAAAAGACAATAAGCACATTTGGATTGTTGCTCCGACTTATGACCTGGCAGACAAAGTGTTTTCTAAGCTGGTAAGACTTATTGGCAAGGGCTTTCCCCAACTGGCTTCCTGCGTTACCAAAAGACCTTTGCCAATGGTCAAAGCGCCTTGGGGGTCTTGGGTGCAGTGCAAAAGCGTAGAAAACCCGACTGGCTTGCTGGGAGAAGAATTGGATTTGCTCATTTTTGACGAAGCGGCTAAATCTTCGCGGAGGATTTGGGACGAGTATTTGGAAGACCGCCTTTCTTCGCGCCGAGGCAAGAGCGTCTTCATTTCCACCCCTTGGGGGCAGAACTGGTTTTATCAGGAATGGCTGAAAGCCAAAACCAGACCCGATAGTGCCTCTTTCCGCTTTGAAACAAGGGACAATCCATATTTCCCGCCTGAAGAGTGGGAGCGCTTAAAAGAAATCAAGCGGGAAGACATTTTCAACCAGAACTTTCGGGCTATGTTTTTAAGCGGCGCAGCTAACTTCTTCCGCAACATTGATGACTGCATTGCTGGCGATTTCGCCCCTTATGAGTCAGGCCATTATTACACAATGGGCATTGACTGGGCAAAACTTAGAGACTTCACGGTTGCTGTGATTATTGACCGCTCCCGCCATCACGTTGTCTGCCTTGACCGCTTTAAAGGAGTTAATTACAATCTGCAAATGAAGCGTATTACCGAGCTGGCTCGTGATTACGGCCGACCCCAAATCTGGATGGATACCACTGGCTTGGGTGAGGTCTTATCTGATGTTTTAAAAACTGGCGGACGGGGGCTTAACATTAGAGACTACAAATTTACCAACAAATCAAAAGAAGCCCTGCTGGAAAAACTCTCTATCTGGATTGAAAAAAAGCGCCTCACTTTCCCCAACCACGAAATTCTAGTTGACGAATTAAAAACTTTCGGCATAGAGTATAGCCAAGGAGGGAGACTTAAATTAAGCGCACCAGAAGGGATGCACGATGACTGCGTTATTGCTCTGGCGCTGGCTGTCTGGCCGCTGCCAGAAAATCCTGTTTCTTTTGACGAGGTGCGTGTTATGCCTTTCCGCTCACCAAAATTCATTAACTAACAATTTTTGTTATATGCCTGCCAACCAATCTATTAGCGCCATTCGACTCAACCGCTGGGAAAAAGAAGCCCTGGCGCTTATTAGCCGTGAGAGAAGCGCCTGGGAACATAGCGACGTCTGGGTCAGCGACAGCGCTTACTTCAATATGCGGAGCGAGATTGACGCTGCCCGCAAAAACTATTTTGGCCAATATGAGGACTCAATCGACGATACCAGCGACTTAAGCAAAATCTGGATACCGCTGACTGAATGGACAGTGGAAAGGATGGTTGCCAACATTGACCTTGACACAAAAGACATCCATTTGCGCCACCCCGAAGGCAAAGACAGCAAAGGCGCTTTGCTGATGAAGCTCATTTTGGCTAACTTTTTAAAGAAAATAAACTTTGGCGAGTTTTTAAACGATTTTCTGCGCCGCCTGGCAATTGACGGCACAGCTATTGCCAAGTGTTACTTGGCTTACAACGAGGAGTTTAAGCGCAACCTGCCTGTGGTTAAAGTGGTTGATACCCTCAACGTCATTGTTGACCCTGCTGCCTATTCCCTTCAGGAAGTGCCCATTATTGAAAAGGCGGTGATGACTATTGATGAAATTGAGCGCTACCGCGGCAAATGGAAAAACCTTGATTACATTGACTACTCCCAAGGTTCAGTGCCGCAGACGACTATTTATGAGCGCTGGGGCAAAATCCCACTGGCATTTGTGACCAATAAAAAGTCTGACGCTGGCAAGTGGGTAGAGGGGCATTTGATTGCTTCTGGCGGAGCGCCGCAAAAGAGGGCGACTTCCCATCTTGCCGAGCAGACTTATATCCCCCATTATGCCGAAGTGAACAAGAAAAACATTAAGCCCTACGAAGAGTGCTGGCTGAAGCGCGTGCCGGGCAGATTTCACGGACGCGGCATCCCAGAGCAAATCAGCGGCCTTCAAGAGTGGATTAATGCTATTGTCAATATCCGCCGTGAAGACCTGCTTAACAAGCTGGCTGGCAAATACAAAGTCCGCAAGGGTTCGGGATTGAGAAGAAGCGACTTTGAAGCTATCAGGGCAGGCGGGGTTTTGCTGGTGGACAATATGGACGATATTCAAGAGCTTCGTGAATCAGATGTCAAGCCGTCAGCTTATCGTGAGCCGCTGGAAATGACGGGTATGGCGGAAAAAGTTACTGGGGCAATGGAAGTCCCCAGCACGCCAGGCATGCAGGCGACGACAGCTATTGTCCAAGAGCGCGGCGCAAGGTCAATTTCCAACCTTATTCAGGAAAATGTCGGTCTTTTCCTTGAGCGCCTTATTAAAAGGCATTTAGTTCCCCTTGTCCTTGAGTCTTTAAAAAACGGCGAAATCTTGCGCATTACTGGCGAGAAAGAAGACTTAGCGATTATTGACGATGCTTATACAAATTATGTCCTTTCCACCAAAGGCGAGAACCTTTCACCGCTGGGCAAAAGAAGATTGATTGGGAGAGTCCGCCGCCAGCTGGAAAAGTGGGGCAATGACCGCCCGTTAAAAGTTTTAAAGGAAGTCTTTAGCACCGATTATGATGTTGATGTCTCGGTTACTGCAGAACGGCTTGACACCGCCCTTATCCTGCGCAACCTTAATGACTTCCTGCTGACTTACGGACGCTTGCCACAAGCAGATTTAGGCGTCATTAACTCCGTAGTGAAAGAATACCTGCAAACGCTTGAGCTTCCTATCAGCCGCTTTATGCCTAACAGGCAGGCAGTTCCTGTTACGCCGCCCAGCCCAGCTTCTCCAGAGCCGAGGAAAAGCTTGGCAACGCCAATGGGCGAGTTTCAGCGTGCCAGCGTCGAAGGCACGCTTAGCGCTAATAAAAGAGTAACTTCAAAATAATGCCAATTAGATGCCCTAACGGGACAAAACCCCGCTACCGCTGGGTTACCAGAGGCGGCAAAAAAATCCGTCTTGCCTTTTGCGGCAAAAAAAAGGTAGTCGAAGTTAAAAAAAAGGGCGGTAGAGCCAAAAGAGTAAAAAGATGAATATTAAAAAAGAAGAAAAATACGCCGAAATAGCGGAAAGCTCTTTTTGGCGGCTGACCAAACAAGCTTTACAGGAAGAAATTGACCGTCTTTGTTCGCTTGACAATATCAATAGCACCGAGGAATTATGCGGCGCTAAAATGGCTAAGAAGATTTTTAATGAATTTATCAGGAAAATTGAAGGAGCGCGTGATGTTTTAGAGTTTAGAGAATAACTGATATGTATAAAAATAAAGGTCGAAGACAAATCTTACTGATAACAAACCACTATGGTTGACAATCCCACTTCCGTCCCTGGCGAACCAACATTCCCAGCTGACACCAGCCCAGACAAGGGTTCGTCAGAAGGAGTGAATGCTAACCAGGAAATATCTCCCGAACAGAAGATTTTAAACCAGATTAACGAGGCAAGCGGGCGCAATTACGCCTCTTTAGAGGAGGCTATCAGCGGCGTCAAGGAGACATACAGCTTTGTCGGCAGCGAGGCAATGCAGGAAATGCAGCGCCTTGCTAAAGCAGGCGAAAAGGTTTTATCTCGGCAAAAGCCGCAATCAAGCGGCGAAAGAGTTGAGCAGTTGGCGCGGCAGCTGGAAGAAATACGCTTTACCCAAAGCTATCCAGAGGCCAAATCAATTGCCAGTCTTGTTGGCGACATTGCCAGCAAGCGCAATCTTAGCTGGGAGGACGCCTATACCCAGACGCCAGAAGGCAAGAAATTGCAAAAGCTGGTAGAAATTGAACGCAAAGAACAGGAGGCGGCTAATCCCGCTACCGTCCAATCTGGTCAACGGCTGTTTGGAGAAGGCCGAGCAATTACCAGAGACGAATTTAGCAAGCTTCCCCTTGAGGAACAGCGCAAAATTGTCTCTAAATTGCCGACCTACGAGAAAATATTTCCCAAAGGACAATATTCTTCAGGTAAGAGAACAGGATAAATTAAGGCGTGAATTACGATGGCCGCTTCTACAACTAGTACCGAAGCTGAATTGATTGCTGAATATTGGAACAATGTTTTCTTGAGCAATTTGCGGGAAAACTTGTTATTCTGGAGGTTTGGCATGAAGAGCACCCACGGTAGAGGTCAAGGAACAATGGCTCACTGGATTGGGCTTTATGACATGACTGCCAGCGGTTCGCTGACAGAAGGCACTGACCCAAATGAGCACACCTTGAGCGCTCAAGACCAGACAGCAACTGTATCGCAATACGGAGGTTCAGTTCTCATCTCTGACCTTCTACAGCAAACAATGCTGCCCGGCTCTTATGAGCAGATGCTAGCTAATCTTGCCCGCAATGCCAGCCTGACAATTGATACCGTTATCCGCGATGGTGTTTTCACCGCTGGCGGCAGCGCTCAATATGCAGGCACGGCTGTTGCCAGAAACAGCATTGCTACCGATGGCAGCTTTGATGCCGACATTACCGAAATCCGTGAGGCAGTCAATTCATTGGAAAGCAATAAAGCAGCTCCCTTCCCCGATGGACGCTATGCAGGCATTATCCACCCCGATGTGAAATATGACCTTCAGGGCGATACCGCCCAATGGGCGGAAATCCTGAAGCATACGCCGCAAGGTTTTGCCCAGTTTAGAGATGCCGCTGTCGGCGCTTCCAGAGGCGAAGGCGTTGGTGCTGTCGGCGAGATGTATGGTGTGAAGTTCTACATGACCACTCAGGCATTAGTGCTTGATGGGGAAGGTTCAGCTTCCACTGATGTTTATCAGTCATATATCTTCGGCCCAGAGCACTTTGGCGTTAGCCAGCTGCAAGACGTGCAAACCATTATTAAGAATCCACATCCTGCCAGCGACCTTGACCTTTACGGGTCAATCGGCTGGAAAGTAGCTTTTGCCTACAAGGAGCTGAATTCAGCGAGAATGGTGCGTCTAGAATCTGGAGCTTCGTTGGGCGACTAAAATTGGTAGCTCACCTTGCCCCTTTTGCGGGGGCAAGGATGAGCCACGAATTATGTTGATTAGAAAAACATTTGAAAGCTGGCTGAAGCAGTTTGATAACCATTTGCATATTGAGCCACTGGTTAGCAAGATTGCTGGCGAAAAAAAGGGGGAAACTGTCGGCACGCACGAAAACCAAGATGTTGATGTTTTGTATTGGGGCAACAGACGGCTGTGCAGCGTCCCTAAGGGGCTAAAGACTTCAAAGGGGTGGGCGGTAATCAATGACAAGCGTGATGATGAGGGCTATGTTACCAGCGACGGCATTCAGCACCGCAGCTTAAGCGGCATTGGGCTGGTGCTGATGCAAAACGGTATTATTGATGCCAAGCAATTTGTTCGGCATTTTATCAGCAGCAGGAATAAAGAGTTTCTGCAAAAGCTGATTGCCAACGGCAATTTGCCGTTTTACCACCTTTAACAATTAACAGATGGCCTCTCTGCTGGGGGCTCTCGTATAGGGTGTTACGCCATCTGAAAACGAGAGCTTCCAACAGAGAGCAAACACCCTATGAGAAAAAGGGAAAATGCAGTCAAAAAGCCGCTGATTAGCGTCGTTATGACGACTTACCAGCGTCCGCAAAGATTAAAAAAAGCAATTAAATCAGTCATCAACCAGACATTCCAAGATTGGGAACTGGTCATTGTTGATGACGCCAGCCAAGATGAAACTCCAAAAGTTTGCCAGAGATTTGCCCAAAAAGATAGTCGGATACGTGTTATTAGGCGTGACACTAATTACGGGCAGCATACACAACCTAAAAATCAAGGCACGCAAGCTGCTAGAGCGGATTTAATTGCTTATCTTGACGACGACAACGAATACTTGCGAGACCACTTGCAGGTTCTTTTTAAATACTTGGGCGACAGCGATATTGTCTACGGCGACCGCTGGCTGATTGACGAAACCAATAGTGTCTGGTGGACAAGAAAAAAGAAGGTCAAAGCGCCGTCGTATAACTTTAGCGGCTTGGTGCTGGCAAAGAGAAATTATATAGACACATCTGATGTCCTTATCCGCAAAAAAGCGATTGAAGCTATTGGCGGCTGGGACGAAGAACTGCCCAAGTTTGCTGACTGGAACTTATGGGTGAGACTATTTAAGGCGGGGTATAAGTTTAAACACATCCCCATCATTATTACTTCTTACTATGTCCACAAAGGGTCTAACCAGTTTAGGACTAAAAGCGAAATTGACCCCTTAACTGGACTAATTAAGCCGACATTTGACCCGTCGGCTTGCCCTATTTGGCCAGACAAAACAATCTACGGCAAGAGAAAGAAAGCAAAGGCAGCTATCTTTACCCTGACAATGAACCGCTTGGGATATACCAAAAAGATGTTTGCTTCGATGAAGCGCAGGGCTGGTTATCCGTTTGACTGGTTTGTGGTTGACCAAGGGTCAACTGACGGCACTCGCAAATGGCTGCGTGGCAAGGCGCACAAGCTCATTAGCAACAAAGAAAATGTGGGCATTTCCAAAGGGTCAAACCAAGCCCTTGACGCTATCGGCAAAGATTACGATATTATTATTAAAGCCGACAATGACTGCCTTTTTCTGACTGACAATTGGCTTCGGGACATTGTTGATGTTTACAAGAGGCAGAAAAGGATTGTTATCTCGCCCAGAGTAGAGGGCTTGCGTGACAGCCCTGGCGGCGTTCCCCGAACCCAGTATATGTATGTTGGCGAGCATTTTTTCGGCTTAGCACCGCATTTGGGCGGCATTTGCTGCGCCGCTCCGAGCGAGATTTACCGTGATTTCCGCTGGGACGAAAATGACTTCCTCCACGGCGAACAGGATTATATTTTTTCTCAATACGCTATCCGTCAGGGATATATTCTTGCCTATGACGAAAACATCATTGTTGAGCACATTGAGGGGACAGCACGACAAGAGGAGAGATACCCAGAGTATTTTGCTCAAAGAAAAGAGCTAAAAACTACCAAGTATGAGAAAAAGTAGGGCGACAATTTATACGGCTATTACGGGGGAAAGAGATAAGATGAGGGACGATATAAAAGTGTTCACTGCTTACAATAGGTTCAAAAGCCCAGTTCTTAATGCCAAGATTTACAAAGTTCTTTCTCACCTTTTTATACCGACCCGATACAGTATATGGGTAGATGGAAATGTTTTTCTCAAGAGACCAGCAAAGGAGTTTATCGGGCTTCTAGAGGGCGCTGAGATTGCCGTATTCCGCCACCCTGCCAAGAATTGTCTTTACGAGGAAGCTAAAGATTGTATGGCAAGGGGGATTGGCAATCTCGAGACAATCGAAAAACAGATTGAGAGATACAGAGAAGAGGGCTTCCCAGAGCGCGCTGGGTTGGGAGCTTGTTATTTGATTATTAGGAAACACACAAAGAGGATTGAAAGATTGAACGAAAAATGGTGGGCGGAAATCTGTAAAGGGTCTGTAAGAGACCAAATTAGCTTTCCCTATGTGTTTTATAAAGCAGTAAAATACCTTCCTTCTCAATTACTAGACGATTATCTTGAGAGGAAGCCGCATAAAAATGAGATATGAAAACTTTATCAAAATTATAGAGGAAATTAAACCCGAAAAAATAATGGAGATTGGCGTCTGCCACGGAGAAGGGGCAGAGATGATGATAAAAGAAGCATTGAAACACAGAGATGATGTTAAATATTACGGGTTTGATTTGTTTGAGGACATAACCCAAGAACATATACAAAAAGAAGACAGAAACCCAGAGAACTTCGGGATTCCTCAATCGGAAGCAAAAATACAAAAGAAGTTAGGTGGCTTGGGAGCTAAGATTTATCTTTTTAAGGGAGATACTAAGGAAATTCTACCAAAAACAAAACTACCCAAGATGGACTTAATTTTTATTGACGGGGGGCACTCTTTAGAAACTATTGAAAGTGATTGGAATAATTGCAAGAAGTTGATGCACAAAAAGACCGTAGTGATATTTGACGATTATTGGAATCGGGAAGATTTAGGGTGCAAGCCCCTGATTGATGGTCTCAAGGGAAGCAAGAAATACAATGTAGAAATTTTAGAACCTAGAGACGAGAGCAGAGAAGAGTGGGGAATAATGACAATAAAACTAGTAAAGGTAACCCGAAAATGAATGTAAAAATCCTAGCAGTCCCGAATGACTATCAGTCTGGATATTACAGAATAAAACAAATCGTTCAGCATTTACCGTTTGAAATAAGGCAGAATCAAGCTCTAACAGAGGAGGATATAAGTTGGGCAGATGTTATTTGGCTTCAAAAGATTTTTCGTAGACCAAAAATCATAGCCATTTTACACCAGAGGGGCAAAAAAGTGGTGTTGGATGTAGATGACATTATGGATGACGACAATGGGACAATGACTCCGTTGCCTGAAGACATCAAAGAAAGATTTTATGTTTGTATGTCACGGATGGACGCTATCACTACCCCCAGCCCTTTTATCGCTAAGGTTTATGGAAAGTATAATTCTAATTTTGAAATATTGCCGAACTGCATTGACCCTGATGTCCGTCGCTTTAAAAACAGAAGGTGCAAGGATAAGAAAATAAGAATTGGCTGGGTTGGCGGTGATTCTCACTTTAAGGATTTGGAATTTATTACTCCCATTTTAGCGGAAATCCACAGGGAGTATCCCCAGACAGAAGTTATTTATTTCGGTTTTGGCGAGGAGTATAAGTGCAAATGGCTAAAGTATTATCCGTGGGAACTAGACCAAGCTATTTATGCCAAGAAATTCGCAGAATTAGGGTTTGACATAGGGATTGCTCCATTGACTGACCTATATCTTAATCACGGCAAGTCAGAGCTGAAGTGGGTGGAATATTCTTGGTATAATATCCCTTCAGTGGTAAGCAATGTCTGCTATGAGGGAAAAGTAAGGCACGCCCTTATTGCCAAGGATGAAAGAGATTGGTTTCGCCATTTAAGCTACCTGATTGAAAACCCGCAGGAAAGAAAAAAAATGGGCAGGGACGCTGGCAGATATGTCAGAAAGGAATATGACCTTCACAAGAAAATCGGTTTATGGACTGATTTTTTCAATAACTTAAAGGTCGCTAATTAACCAAAGGCGAAAAAATAATGCCTAAAGCAAAAAAGACAAAAATAAAAACAAAAGTCGCCAAGGAAGCGGCAAAAGAGGAAGCTAAAAATTCCCGCTATCCACGCTCACGCTATTGGCGAGTTCATCCTAACAGACATCAATAAAATGGACGCTCTTGTTTCACGCCAATTGCGCCTTCAGCTCAATGCTTGGCTGGAAGGGTTGGCAATGCGGCTGAATATGAAAGACAAAAAGGTTTTAGAAGTCGGCATCGCTGGCGACGAAAAGCCAAGCGGCTCTTACCGCTTTTTCGGCAATGGCGTGTCTGAGTGGAAAACGCTGGACATTGACCCCAAATGGAAGCCAGATATTGTGGCTGACATTACTCAAAGCGGACTGCCGAGCGACTCATTTGACCTTGTCATTATGACCCAGACTATAGAGCATATCTGGGATTACCGCAAAGCGCTCAGCGAGATTTGCCGCATTAGCAAAAAATATGCCATTGTTGACTGCCCGTTTGCTTATCCCTTCCACCAAGATAAGATGAGGGCTGACCAGCACTGGTCTCATTGGGACGATTATTGGCGCTTTACCCCGTCTGCTTTTAAGCGGCTTTTAAAAGAAGCTGGCTTCCGCAAAGTGCAAATCAGTTATCATCACTTAAACACCCTAGCTTTTTGCAGAAAAATATGAAGAAGGTAGCTATTATCGGTGTCGGCGTCGTCGGCGGCGCTCATAGCAAGCTGTTCCCCGACGCTGTTTTATACGACAAAGCCCAAGATGAAAGCAGTCTTGTTGGCAAATACCGCCAAGAAGTCAATAGCTGCGATGTTGCTTTTGTCTGTGTGCCTACTAACTTAAACGAAAATGGCGAGCTGGATACGAGTATCGTAGAAAAGGCAGTTGGCTGGCTGGAAACCCCGCTGATTATTATCCGTTCAACCCTGCCTGTGGGCACAACTGATAAGCTGAAAGAGAAATATAAAAAAAGGATTGTTTTCCAGCCAGAATATATTGGGGAAACTCCTGCTCATCCTCTGACCAGTTTAAAACAGCGCCAATGGCTCATCTTGGGCGGCGAAAAAGGCGATTGCGAACTAGCTGTTCAGCTTTACCACGAAGTGTATAATTCTCAAGTAAGAATACACATTACTGATGCTAAAACAGCTGAATTGGCTAAGTTAATGGAAAATGCCTGGATTGGGACAAAAGTCGTTTTCTGCAATAAAATGTTTGACATTGCTCGAGCTAACGGCATTTATTGGAACGAATTGCGTGAATTGTGGCTGGCAGACCCACGCATTAGCCGCTACTATACTTTTGTTTTTCGGGATAATCGCGGCTTTAGCGGCAAATGCCTGCCAAAGGACATCAGCTCTCTTGCCAACCTTGATAAAAGCGGATTTTTTAAAGACCTCTTAAAGCACAATGACAAATTGCGAGAAACAAACTTGGGTGATTGATTTTGATGATTATTCAGCCACGCACCCTGGCCATCATTTATTGCTCAAGCTCAAAGAACATTTTCCCAATTTCAAATGCACTTGCTTTACCCCTGCTTTCTCGCTAGCGGTTTTTTTCAGAAAAATGGAAGTGGAGAAGTTTAAGGAGTGGGGCAAAATAGTTGCCGCCAACAGCGGCTGGATTGAAATCGCCCCCCACGGCTTTTCCCACCTTAAAGGCGAAATGCTGACTAAGGACAAGAAAAGGGCTGAAATGATTATTAAGGCGATTGAAAATCTGTTTGGACAACTGGGTATTCCCTTTGTTAAGATTTTTAAAGCACCGCATTGGCAGATTTCCCCAGCGGCTGAAGAAGTTTTAAAGGAAAGGGGCTATGTTCTGGCGATTGACAGGAACAAGCCAACTGTCCATACCGATATTCCGACTTATGTCTGGAATTGGGATATTAAGGACGTGCCTTTCCCCAAACATTACCCAGTAATTAAAGCTCACGGGCATATTTGGACTACGCCTGGAATCGTCAATGGGCTTGACGAATGTTTGCCCAATCTTTTACAAATGCCCCAAAACGCAAAGTTTCAATTTATTAGCGAATACTTAAAAGAAAATGGACAAGACGTTTAAGCCACGCATAATTGAAGCGGTGCAGGAAACGCCAAGCGTAAAAGCAGAAGCAAAGCCGCAGAGAAAACAAGATACCGCCAGATTTGTTACCAGTGAAAAAGTGCTTGACAGCAAGCCGCTTTCCCTTTTTGTTGAGCCATACCTAGTAGAATTGTGGGGCGTGAAAGACCTCTATGTTGACAATATCAATGGTCTTCAAGATAAGATAAAAACAATAGACGAGTATATTGTTGGCAAAATACGGGCAAGCAAAATGGGGGAAACAGTAGGAAGCTATCGTGAAGTTTTAAAGCTCATTGAAGAGAAACTTGGTATCTCCAGCAACCATCCTCGCTTTGCGAAAGTTGATTTGATTTTTGAGATTGTAAGCAAGGCGCTTAAAGACAAAAAGCTGGAAAAAAGGTTGGGAATTAAAATAATTCATACTTTTAACGCATTTTAGAAATGGGTGACAAATGGTCTCGCCCACGCAGTTTGGGCGAAATCTTAAACCAGTCGCTTGACAGCACCTATCGCATTTTAAAGACTGGTGTATACGGTTGGACTGGGTCAACAATGGCGCAGATAAAGGTTGACAGCGATGGCCAGATTTATGTGGCTAACCCAGCTGGAGAGCAGTATGCTGACGGAACAAGCGTTAATGCCGGCTATAAAGGCAATCTTGTTCTCGGCACAGACGGCTCTAACTATCAGATATTAGCTGTTGATAGCTCTGGACACTTACAGGTAGATGTTGTTTCTGGCGGTGGGACTGGCGGGACATCAATGGCTGATGACGCCGCCTTTACTGTGGCCACCACTAGCTTTACTCCTGTCGGCGGACAAACAACCGCTGATGCGGTTAATGCTGGTGATGCTGGCGCTTTTTTGATGGACACTGACAGGCATCAGCAAATAGATATTGTCGATATCAGCAAGGGAACGCAAACCAATGATGTTAAAATCACCCTTGACGGCGAGACGGTAACGGTTTCCGCTACTGACTTAGATATCAGGGATTTAAGTTCGGCAACAGACAGCATTGCGATTGAAGGGGGAAATACAACTGATGTTAAGGTTACTTTAGACAGCGAGGTAGTAGCTGTCTCGGCTACTGACTTAGACATTAGAGATTTAAGCTCAGCGACAGATAGCGTAGCAGTTGAAGGGGGAAATGCAACTGATGTTAAGGTTACTTTAGATGGCGAAACAGTAGGTGTTTCAGCTACCGACTTAGATATCAGAGATTTAAGTTCAGCAACAGATAGTGTTGCGATTGAAGGAGGGAACACGACTGATGTCAAGGTTACTTTGGATAGCGAGGCAGTGGTATTGGACTCTCCGACAGACGGGACATATATCGGCGACATCAAGTTTGGTGAAGCACTGCCTTCTGGCTCAAACACTATTGGCTCGGTTCAGCTGACCGATGGGGTAGAAACAGCTTCAGTCAATGCCTCTAACCAGCTGGAGGTAGCAGTGGGCAATACAGTCAATGTGGCAGATGGCGGCTCATCTCTGTCAGTTGATGACGGCGGTGGTTCGCTGACTGTTGACGGCAGTGTTACTGTTTCGGCTACTAACTTAGACATCAGAGATTTAAGTTCAGCAACAGATAGTGTGGCAGTTGAGGGAGGAAACTCAACTGATGTCAAAGTTACTTTAGACGGCGAAACAGTAGGTGTCTCGGCTACTGATTTAGATGTCAGAGACTTGGCGGCAACGCAGGATACTGTTACTGCCAAACTGGCAACTGATGCTATTCAAAACGGGACAACGGCTTTAACGCCAAAGTTTGCCAAGATAGATGTTGCCAGCAGTGGCGATAATACTATTGTTGCGGCAGTGTCAGGAAAGAAAATAAGGGTATTGCAGTATGCCCTTGTTTGCGGAGCGGAGACAACTGTGCAATGGTATTCAGGAGCGGCAGGCACAGCTCTGTCAGGGGATATGCAGTTTATAGCTAATGGCGGTATTTCCAGCTCATTTAGCCCTGTTGGTCTTTTTGAAACAGCGTCAAATACCGCTTTAGTGCTGAACTTATCAGCGGCAAATGCTGTTTCTGGGCATTTGGTTTATGTAGAAGTGTAATTATGGCGAGATTAGACTTTGCAAAACTGCCGCCAGAGGCGAGAGCAAAATATTCTTTTGCGAACAATGCCTTGAGATTGGTTAAAATCAAAAACGCTGAAAAGGATAAATATACAGGCGAGCCGAAAGACGAGATAAATGTGATTATTGGTGATGATAAACAGCCAGACATTTTTTGCCCGCAGGTAAAGCTATGCCGCTGGACAAACGAAGTTAATTTTTCAGTCAGGTTAAAAGACAATGGTTATCACTTGGCTGAAATGGGTGCCACTAGAGACAAAATCAAATGGGCTAAGGGCGACAGCGAGATAGAGTTCTACGACTACGACGAGGGCGAAGGGGGGTATAAGATGGTGTGGCATTTGAAGAAAAAGCCAAAAAGCAATGTAGTTGAGTTTTCTGTTTCTGGCAAGGAGTTGAACTTTTTTTACCAGCCGCCTTTAACTGAAGAATACCAAAATGGCTACAGCGAGGAGTTTGGCAGAGAAATAGTAGTTACCGAAATCCAAGTCAAGGATTCAGACGGCAATGTTTTGGTGGAAAGACCAGAAAATGTTGTGGGAAGTTATGCTGTTTATCATAAAACAAAAGGCGGATTGGTTAATAAGAACGGCAAAGAATATAAAGCAGGCAAGGCGTTTCACATTTACAGACCGAAACTAATAGACGCAGAAGGAAAAGAGGCGTGGGGGAAATTGAGCATTGATGTGGAAAAGGGGATTTACAGGGTAGAAATCCCACAGGAGTTTTTGGATAGTGCAGTTTATCCGATTAAGAGCAATGACACTTTTGGGTATACGAGTGAGGGAGGAACATCTTCTACTACAAGTCAAGCAAAATGTTTAATTGGTTCAACTACAAGATATACAGCTTCTACAGGAGATACTATTACGTTAATTTCTCTTCTTACTAATGAAAGTTATAGTGGAACTGGAAATGTGGCAATATATGATTATAATGGGTCTGTTCCAGTTAATAGATTAGAAGACCCAGCAGACATTTCATTACCCGGCGTATATCCAAAAGATTGGTATGATACTTCTGTTCTGTCATGGCCATTATCTAATGGGATAACTTATGGTGTTGCATTTGTAAAAGGAAATCTTAATAATGTCTATTATGATACTGGTTCTGGCAATGAGACTAGCAATGGTGCATTGCTATCAGAAACTTGGAGCCATTTTTCTTATTTAACAGCTAAATACTCCATCTACGCCACCTACACGCCGTCAGGGGGGGGAGGCGGTGATGGCAGATTAAATCTTTTAGGCGTTGGGCAATAAAATGGAAGAAAAAACATACAAGCCACAGGTTGTTGTCCCCCAGCCAATAGGTATTGAAAGCGACAGCGGCGCAGAGTGGTTGAATATCTTGATATCGGCTCTTTATACGAAGACAACATTGATGAAACCTGTAAAAAGGCACAGCTTATTGACAAGTGGATAAGGCAGGAAATGATTGACAGGGGGTTTCCGCTAGTGGTAGTCAATTATAAAAAGATTTTAGCACGGATAGAGAAAGTTCTTGACCTTGACCCTAGCCAAAGCGGCTACAAAAAATTGAATAAAATTTATCTTTATTTTTATCTTAACCTCCCTAAGGCAGAATAATGGCAAAATCATACAAGTGGAAAAAGAAATACTCCATAGCAGAGATAAGGAACGCCTCGTTTGACCCCAACAGCCGCCTTTTTCTTGTTATCCTTTATGGCTGGGACGGGTCTAATTGGGTTGCCCTGCGTGTCAATGCCAGCGGCGAAATAGTTGTCAATACTTAAACTATGGCAAAAGACTACAAGTGGAAAAAACCATATTCGCTGGGCGAAATGGAAAACGCCTCGTTTGACGAGTCGAACTGATTATTGACACAACTAACCTTGATAGCCGCTATCTTAAACTTGACGCTTCAAACGACCCGATTACTGGCGATTTAACTTTTTCAGATGGATTATATTTAGCAGTAGATACAGTAAGAGCCAGAGATGGCGACGGGCTTAAACTTTATGATGACGGGGGAAACGGGATATTTGTTGAGGACGGAGGAAATGTGGGAATTGGGACAACTTCCCCTGCGGCAAAGCTGGATGTGCGAACTAACTTCAATGTCAATGACGAGCTGTTCTTCAATGAAGATGGTGGTGGAGGAGGCGTTAGCTATGGTGTGCTTTTGATAATGAGAGGAAATCCTTCTCTTAGTAGTGGCTATGTAGCGCTAGTTCTTGAAGACCCGACGACTGATATTACTACTGGCGACCTTCCTCCTGATGGAGACCCGCCAACGCAGTTTGCCTATGACCCTCCAGGTGATTGGGGCTTTGGAGCAAACGCTACAGTTATTGCTACAAATAACGCACCATTCGTTGTTGTTGATAACGATTATACAACTGCATTTTATCTTGACCCTGCGATTAACGCTCTTCGTGTTGGAGATAGCAGTCTTTTAGGCACTACTACAGATTTGCTTGTAGACGGCGATGTCGGCATCGGCACTACCACTCCAGACGCCAAACTTCAGGTAGTTGGCGACACAATGTTTGGCGATGATGGCACTAATTACGCCTCTTTTGCTTCAGACGGGGAATTAACCCTTCACGGCACAGCCAGAGTTACCAGAGATTTATGGATTGATGCGGCAGGGATAAAAGCACCTGGTGCTAAACCAGCTACCGAAGTCTCTTTTGGAACGCTAGAAACATCAGCTTGGGAGTTTAGCGATGAAGGAGTGGAAGCCAATCAAGAAAGTGTTAGCTGGCGGATAGCTATTCCTTATGATATGGATAGAACTGAAGGAGTAATACTAAGAATTGGCTGGAGTTCTGCTTCAACTGGTAACTGCAAATGGCAGTTAAAATACCGCTGGTTTAGCCAAGATGAGGATATGACCCAAGACGGGGAAGAAACTTTAACAGCGGTTGACGCCGCCTCTGCTACTGCTAATGGCTTGGTGATTACCACTATTGAAGGGATAAATGCTCCAAGCG